CATACATTTTATCTGCACTTTCGTCTTTTTCAAGGTCGTTTTCTGCACTTGCTCTTTTATCCCATACAACCCAAGACCCGTTGTTTTTATCTTCAAGCATTTCTGCAAAATAGTCTGCACCCCATAAAAAGATTTCTTTGCAATATCCGAAGTTCTCAAATACTGTTGTTATCAGTTCGGGCTTGAATGCATCCACAATTCCCTGTGCATACTTCTTGCCATTCTTTATATTTTTACCTTCTGCGAATTCCAATTTGTTTTTCATACTTGAATAATCTGTATCAAGCCCCATTCCGTATGGCGGGTCTGTAAACACCATATCTGCCTTTTCTCCACCCATAAGCCTTGCTACATCTTCTGCATCCGTACTATCACCGCACATAAGAATTGAGTTGCCTAGTTCGTACATTTCCCCACGCTTTGAAACAGGCTCGCTTTTTTCGTCAACTTCGGGGGCTTCATCATCACCTTCTGTTTCTTGTGGCTCTGTTGCGTCTGTAAAATCAATCACGCTATCGGGAAGTGCTATTTCGTCAAAGTTCAAATCAATATCTTCTGCAAAGGTTAAAACTGACTCCTTTGTCATTTTGCCGTATTGTGAATTCAGTCTTAATAACTTTTGTTTTGCTTCTGTCTTGTTTTTACATTGGATATATACAACAGGTAAAGGCGGGATAATATATCCGTCTTTCTGCATTTTGCATAAGGTTGCAAAGCGGCCGTGTCCATCAATCAAATAATTTGTTTTTCCGCTTTTCCAGATAAAGAAGGGGAATGAAAAACCGAACTTGCAGATAGACAGTTTTATTTTGTCATAATCAATATCCGTTCTTTCTTTCAATCCGCCCTGCATTTCTGTCATTTCTGCGATTTCAAGGGTTTCGCTTGTTTCACATTTTATGCTTATTGTTTTAATTGCCTTCATTCTTCTGTTTCTCCCATATCTTCAAACCCATACTAACGCCCGCAGTAATGATTATTTCAAGCCATAAACTGCCAACCATAAAAAGAATTATTCCTAAAATTATTTTCATTTTTCCACCCTGTAATTAAACTGATATTCGCTTTTTGAAATCTCGAAAATAGTGCCATCTTCACGCTTTAATTTTACTGTCTTTTCCGAAATCTCCCAAACTTCATATTTCTTTTTTGACCACCGATTAGTTACAACCATTTTTCACCCTTCCTTCGTTTATAAGCATTTTTCTTGCAATCGCTTTTTCAATATCGATACATTCTCTTGCAGAAATAGATAATACGCAAATTACAATGTCCGCAAGTTCATTTTCAAACTTTTCTTTTACATCGTCTTTCGGACTATCTAAAAGCGACCAATCGTTATACGCTTCGTTTGCTTCCAGAACTTCACCCGCACAATGTTTCAAGGCTTCAAAAGTAGTTTCATTGATTCCCCTTTTTCGTGCAATTTCATAGGCTTTTTGGCTTGCTTCGTTCAGATTCATTTCCGCCCCCTTCTGCCCTATCAGTTTAACACATCAAGGGCAGATAAGCAATTATTTTTCTTTTGTCTTTTTATCGGCTTTTTCTGTTACCTTTTCTTCAGTTCCCGCAGGTACAAAGCAAACCTGTCCTGAAAATGTCTGATAAATCCAACCGCCGATTGTTTTGGTGTACTTGTTGCCATTTCCATCTGCAACAGTTTCGCCAAACTTCATACCCTTAATTTTTTCTTCGTTCATTGTGAACCCCCATTAAAATCGTTTATTTCTTTTAGCAGAATATCTGCCAATTTATCCAATATTTTGCCCTTGCTCTTTCCTACATCAACCGAAGCGTTGCAGGATAAAGAACAAACCAAACACCCGTTGTATGTTGAATCAATAAAGAATGAACCATATTTTTTTCGGTTCACTTCTGTATTCCCGATTGCGTGTGCATATTGCATTTGTCCTTCCCTTAAAGGTTTTCCGCAGACTGCACAAACTCCGCAACTTCTTGTATAAGCCCTTTCCCTCTGTTCTCTCTGTTTATCTGTCATTCTATCACCTTAAAATATATCATACTCATTTTTATAAGTGTCTTTTATTTTCGGGGGCTCTTCTTTCTTCAGTTCCGGTTCAAGCACAATTCCCAAAAATGCACAAACTTCATAGGCGGTGTCTATCAAGTAAGACATTTCTACTGTATTTATTTTTGTCATTGATTCCGGTTCGGGTTGCCCCGTAATTTTAGAAACGTGATACGGATAGCCCTTCGCAATCGCCTTTACCTTCAAATCTCTTTCTACAATTTTCGGCTCTTCCCCATTTTCGTTGCTGATATATTCTACAAGTTTCCAGAATAAATTGTTTTGACTTCCTGGGCCCGTACTCCTTGATTTATAGGGTTTATCAAGGGTAACTGTCATATATCCGTTATACTTTTCTTTCGCTCCCTGATATAAATGCTCTATTTCTGCTTTTACCGCTTTTGTCGGATAATGCAGAAACAACCCCTTTTCCATCGGTTCTGCATAACAACATACTTTCATTTATGCCCCCTAAAAAAAATGCCCTTATTATTATCGGTTTAGTACCTTACTCGAAAAACTGATTGGTATTACAATGGGTCAATTTTCCTTTCATATCACGACAACCGCCCAGGGCTTCGGCTCTCCACTTCTTTTCTACAAACTTTCTACGAACCTTTTTGTAGAACTTCTGCAGAGTTTCAAAATACTACTAGAAAGTAAAAAACATAACTGTGTGTCTATTCCACACCGCCAACTATTTTTATTTGCGGTCTTTCCCGCCGTCATATTTTTTCACCCATACGGGCTACTTTAAACAATCTTTAAGCATTTTAAGATTCCTTGTTTTGATAGCCTTGTTTGCATAATCTAATTGAGCGTCATTAAAAACATTCATTCTTGCTTTGACTTTTTCAATCAGTTCATCAACTTCTTTGTTCGGTGTTTCCGCCGGATTCAATGTGCTATCAAGTACATCACCTTCCACGATTTCAAAGCAGTTTTGATATAAGTATCTTTTGATATAGGTTTCTACTGCCCCAAGGTTTTGTACTTCCTGCCCACCTTTCAAACTTGCAGAACTCATAGGGCTTGTAAATGTTATTCTTTCGTCTTTCTCCAGATCGCAGAAATCCAACTTTGCCAAATCATTCGTAAAATTAATAACACAACAGAATTTTAACTTTTCCGCAAGTTTATTAATTGCCGGGATAATGTCGGAAAGTTCATAATAGGTGTATCCCGCATAACTGTTCTTTCCGCTTTTCTTCACTCCCATTGATTGAAATTCAAGCCTTGCCTGATTCAATTTTTCAAAAATACTCATTTATAGCCCCCTATAGTTTTTTCCGTAATATTTTTACGGCTATTTTTAATCTTAATTTGAATGGCGCAGTATTTATCGTTTCTGCAAACTCGCTAAAACTTCCAACCTGCGCCCGCTTTACAATCTGCTTTAATTTTTTAGTCTGCTTTCCGTTCACCTTTCTTTGCTCCCTTTTTATCTTTCAATAACTGCAATTCCTTTGGGAATGTTTTCAATTCTATGAACTTAGAACGGCTTACACCCATTTTTTCCGCCTGGGCGTCCAACCATTCCAACTGATTATGGCGGAGATATACGCTAAATCTTGCCCCGTCTTTCTGTCCGTTCTTCAATGTACTAGCCATTTTCTACCCCCTTAATTATTGAATGGGTTATCTTCCGGGAACGATTCCCCGCCAAACGATTCGGCAACCTTGTCTGCTTCCTTTTTTGAAACGTTCGGAATTTCAACCATATCTGCAACAATCTGCACTCTGCTCTGTTTCTGTCCGTCTTTTTCCCATCTGTCCTGCTTCAGATAACCGCTAACTGTAATCTGTGTTCCCTTTGTCAATCTCGGTTTAAGGTTCTCCGCAGTCTTTCCCCAGATAGTTACATCAAAAAAAGAAGTCTCATCTTCCCATTTATCGCCCTTCTTTACTCCACGATTTACCGCAATATTTACAACTGCTTTTGCAGTTCCATTTCCAATATATGAAAATGAACGTTCATCGCTTCCAACATCTTTGGTAATTCTACCAACCAAAACAACACTATTAATATCAGTCATTTTTTTACCCCCTTATGACTTCAAATAAAATATAAAACCAACTTAATATCAAGATCGCTATAACTATCATTTTTGCCCCGCAGGGCTTAAACTTTTTGTAATATTTTTCCCCTTTCTGCCTGATGGTATATTTCATTATCCCCGCACTCCGTTATACATTCCCCAACTGTACAACAATGAAGCAAGGTTGATAAAATCTTCTGTGTCAATTTTATCTTTCAAGTGTGTAATACAACCATTAAGCGAACTGTGGATTTCTTCACCTTCTGCCTTCAACTCAAATTCTACAATGCTCTTTTTAGTAAGAGTGTAGAACTTACCGCCCGCATTAAAAACCTGTGAAGGTTCAAATTCAATTTCGTTCTTTTCTTCATTCCAACCGATTACGTATTTCATATTAAAGCCCCCTTATTGCTTTGATATATACATCTTAACACGCAACACTTAATATGTCAACACTAAAAAACAAATTCTCCCTGATTTGTTGCCATTTTATAAAAACGTTCCCTTTGTTCTTCCCTTGCTTTCTGGACCTTCTCGCAAGGTTTCAATTCCGGGTGTTCTTCCATTATTTTCGCCCTTGACCTTCTGACAGATTCAAAGCTCGGTAACTTTCTTTTTTTTCTTTCGGCAAAAAACTCGCCTATAGATACATTTTCAATATTTGTGTTTATTCTGGAATTGTTCCAATGTGGGCTAAACTTTCTCAAAACTTCCAGGTAAAGCACATCATCATTGCCCCTAAGTGCAGGATATTCCCGCAACAGATTTTCAACCAATGTTTTTGTGTCTTTTAATTCCATACCGCGCCCCCTTATTCTTCAATTCCCATAATCTTTTTATATCGGTTATTATTCAAACCAATTATAAAACCTGCACGAAAGATTTTTTCCGCATTTGTTGCATATTTTGCATTTGCAAATCCGTCTACTTCTTTTTGTATTTCTTCTGGAAGTTCTTTATCATTCCACAATTCAAAAAGATTTTTTTTCATATTCTGCCCCCTTTAATATTCTTCACGAAGCACTTTGCAGTTCTGGATCGCTAACTGTTCAACCTTTTCAAAATCGGGATTCTTAGCAATCAATTTTTTTATGATAACTGAATGAACCTTGAAGTCGCAACCATAATCAGTTGACTTTACATCTTCGCAAACAACGTAACCTGTACAATGTTTAATTCCGTTTTTCTCGTCCTTAAAATCAAAATCTGCTCTTACATAAATGCTCATATTTTACCCCCTTGCAGGGCGGTTTCCCGCCCATTTCTTTTATTTCTTAATGATTGGCTTAAACTCGATATGCTCACAAACTACGCAAGTATAAGGCACTTCTGTTTTATACTGCTTCAATCTTCCTACAATACGGATTCCGCGGTCCTGTATCATATTCTTCATAAACTTTTCTTCAGTAAAAACCCCGAAACCTTCGCAGATAAATCTACTTGTTTCTCGAACATCTTCGCCATCTGCATTTCTGTAGAAACGTTCTGTTTCAATGAAGAAACGCAATACTTTGTTTCCGTCCATTTCAATAACTTCTGGATTGATAAGTTTTCCTTCCAAAATCAAACTGTTCAAACTATTCATATTAAGCCCCCTTAGCTTTAATTTATACTTAATCTTAACACTATAAATATATTATGTCAACACTTTTTTAATTTATTTTATTTCCCCATAGGTCTAAAATCTGTTGTCTTTTTTCTTCCCTTTCTGCCTGAATAAACATATCTTCTTGTTTACAAGGCAGGATTTTTTCGTAGAAGGCTTTTACAAATTCCCGCTTAAATTCAAATCCATATGCCCTTCTTCCTAGATTTGCAGAAGCAAGCAACGTTGTTCCTGAACCCGCGCAACAATCAATTACTACATCATCAATATCTGTATAAAGACTGATTAAATGTTCAAGTAAAGGTACAGGCTTTTGTGTGGGGTGAACCTTTGGAGTTATTTTATCTTCAAGCCAAGGTTGGCATAAAAATTCCATTTTTCCGTTGTTTCTGAACTTCGGTAATTTATCCCGATAAAATAAGATCGCAGTTTCAAAATTACCAACCGCCCTCATATTTGCCTTCAGGACCTGGGCGGAATAATTTTTATAAAAAATAAAAACCTGCGAATTAGGAAATCCGTATTCCTTCGCATAATGTTTTAATTCTTCAATCTGTTCAAAAGCGCAGAATAAAATCATACACCCCGCACTATTTCTTTCTTTCGGCTCTTTTTTCAGAAGGTTAGAGCAGAAGTGGAAAAACTCTGAAATTCTAAAACCCGCTTTTGTATCTGTGTCAAAAGCCTGCTTTCCCGCAAGTTCGGATTCCCCGTTTGAGTTGTCCCCGCCCTTATACCATACCGGGTTGCTTCCGTACATATTATTGCCCAACTGATAAGGAATGTCGGTCAAAATCAATTGTGCTTTCTGAATGTCGTGACTTTTCCAATTCTGGAAACTGTCGTTATATAAAGCTATTCTTTCCATTGCCATTTTGTTTCCCCTTAAAAAAAGGCGGGATATTTCACCCGCCCCCGATTTTATTTGTTTAATGATTTCCAGAATGGGCAGAAATTTCTACAAGCACAATATCCATCTACACATTTTTTGTTTTCGCCCGGTCTGAACTCAATATCTGTTCCGCCCTTCTCTGCCATAAGGCTCTTTGCTTCTTCTTCACTGTCGCAAACCTTCAAGGCAGTTTTTCTTCCCGCTTTCATAATTGCCCATTTATCTTCTGTAGCCCATCGCTCTTCCTTTGTACAAGGTGTCAATTTTTCGTCCACCAGAGTTTCGGCTACTTCAAACTGTCGCACCTTCAAATTGATAAATGCTTCAATCTCTTTCAGTGCTTCTTCTGTTACATTTACAGTATGAACTACAACCGGCTTCTGTGGGTATTCAAAATCCTTTCTTGCCTTGCTCTTGCTATGGTCTTTCAGAAGTGCAACAAACTTGATTTCTTTTACCTTCAAGCCATTCTGCTTCATAAGCCAAGCATAGATAAGCCCCTGTTTGTCCCAATCTGAAAAATCGTTAAACTGTACTTTCCAAGTTGAAGCGGTTTTCCAATCGTAGATTGTTTCATTTTCCAGATCGTACAAATCTACTCTGCCCGTAACTTTTGAGTTACTTACAGGAACGCTGAATTTCTCTTCGGTAAATCCTTCAATTCCCGCTTTCTCAAAAATCAAGTGAACCGCAGTTCCCCAAATCTGCCATACGCAATCTGCAACATCAATTTCGATTTCGTCAAAATGTCTGTCTGCAAGAATTGTTTCGCAAGCACCTTTCAGAAGTGTAGTTGCAGAATAACAACCTTTTTCGTTGTGCTTTTCCAGATTTAATGCGTTGATAAATGCCTGTGGCAATCCTAATTCATTATGTACAATCATTTTGTACCCCCTTGCTTAATTTATACTTAATCTTAACACGATATTATAATGTTGTCAACACTTTATTATCCCGCATTAAAACTAGAAAGCAATATTTCCGGTTCTGTAAATTCTTCTAGTTTTATTTCTTTTATTTTTATATGTTGGTCTTTTTCAACAAAGAAACATTCTTTATTTTCTTTTGTTATATATTCAAAAACTTCTTTTTCTGTATCTGCTACAACTATACAACCATCGTAAGTGTCCCAATCTACATTGTCTAATTCAACCTTAAATAATTTCATTCTTCCCCCCCCCTTTTTATTTAGTTTTTATTATTATTCTTTCGTGCCACGGCTTTTCTTTTTCGATTGTAAAACTTAAACTTCTGCGGGATTTCCTTTTATTTTTAAAATATTCCTTGCGGTCTTTTTTCTTCTGATTTTTGCTTCTTATATCTGGAAAGCCTTCTGCCTTTTCTATCGTTATCGGCTCGCCATTTTCGCCAACAATGAATAATTGGTATTTGTCCATTAATCCCATTATTTGCCCCCTTGCCATTTATTATGATTCTTGCAATCAAACACCATATCCCAATCGTAATTTTCGTGATGTTCCTTGCAATCTTTTCTTTCTGATTCTGGAAGGCTTGCAATATAACATTTTTTATTCTTGCAATTATTGCAAACCTTTTCCCCCTTTTCCTTTTTGTACAGATCGTAGAAAGCGGATATTTCCACCTTTTGCTTTTTGTTCATTTATTCAATCTCCTTTGGAAGTACAATTTCTTTCCAAGCAATAACATCTGTGAGTCCAACAATGTGCTGATAACTAAACTCTTGTGTCGAAAAATTATATTCCCCAAGTGCAAGAGACAAACAATCAGAGCCTTTCATTTTAGTTACTAAAAGAAGTGTTTTACTTATAAGTAAACCTGTTTCTTTCGGTAAATCTCCGTCTTTCACATAATGCCATTCATTAGCCTTGTTATAGCAGAACTTCGCACCTGCAATATAGGCTCGTTCTATTTTCGTTCTAATAGCATTACCGATTTTATCAACATTAGCACTGAACTCAAACCAATCATTATGAGTTGCATATTCTTCTGCTGCTTTCTTAAACATAGTTACTCCTTAATCGTCATCCCTAACAGATACCCAATTGTCATCAGAATCCCAATAACCTTTCTGCCCACAACCATTATAAGTACAACTATGTCCTCTACCGTCTGGGTCGTAAGAACCACCACTTAAACATCTTGCTTCATCGGCAGACAATTCACCTTGACTATAAAGATTTCTTGCTTCGTCCGTACTTAATTCATTTGGTATATATCCCATATCCTTATTCCTCCTTTAAGAATTGCTCTGCTTCTTCCACAAGGTCTGCTTCTTTTCCGTTGAAGTAAACACTAGCCATTACAAATCTTGTAAGAAGTTCCTTTGCTTTGGTGAGTTGTTGGTTTTTTCCCACTAACATATTGTTTAATTGCATAAGTGTTGTAACTGTGTCATTATTTGCTCTGATTAAAGTTGCAACATCTTTTAAACCTTTCAGTTCTGCATTTTCTTTCTGCAATTCCTTGATTGTCGGATAGTTGAACTGATAATCAGCAAGGTCTTTTTCAGTCTGCTCTAACTTCTGTTCAAGTTCTGCTATCCGCTTTTCTCTTGGCTCTGCAAAGTCAATCAAAGCAAGTTTAACACGCTCTCTAACTATCCTCTGTACAACATCTGTTTCATATACAAAGAGTAGATTATTTGCATAGTCTTCTGCTTCCTGTTTCAATTCTTCTTTTGTCATTCTTTACCCTCTTTTAAGCGGGATCGCATAACTTGTTTTTATTTCCTTTCCCGCTAATTTCTGATTTTCTCTTTTTGCCAGACTGCAACAGATTTTGCATTCGCACATTTCGAATTCTTCCCTTTTGCAGTTCCAATTAGGATTGCCGAAGTTCTTGCAATAACTGTTCTTTTTATGCTCACAATTAAAGCAAGTAGTTTCCCCATTCCCGCCATTCAGATAAGTTTTGTTATACTGAATGATTGCAGGCTTAGAAGCTGAACTTTTCACCGCATACACATTGCAGAAAAGCCCTTTTTCATAACAAGCCGGACAACAAGGCAACCTGTAGTCATATTCGCACCCGCATTCCTTGCAGATACTCCACGCATAAGTTTTCGGGGCTTTATTCATCACATTTTTATAAACAGTTGCCATAACGCTAATTTCTGGATAACCATTTTTAAAATCGTGTGAAGTCGTTAAAGCCTTAAAAAACTTTCCTTTCTGTTCGTCAGTTAAACTTTCGATATTATCTTCTATCCAGGCTTTTTCCATTTCTGGAATATCGCCATAGAACTTTTCTAATCGTTCAACTGCATTAAAATAATCAGCCATTATTTCCCCCTTGCGTTTTTTATCTTAACACCGCTATTGCGGATTGTCAACACTAAAACAAACTGTTTTCTAATCTGTACCCGATTCTTCTGTATTCGTCATAAACTTTGCCCCATATTTTTTCGCATTGCTTTCTTTCTTCGGGAAAGTATACCGCCATAATATATAATTGATTTTGAAGGTCCAGACTGTAAGGGCAACCTTTGCAACCTGTCCGCTTGAAATTATAAGGAGGGTAATATAATTCACATAATTCTATTTTCTTTTCTGCAATATACCAATCAATAAAATCTTCGGTTATCGGTTGTAATGGGTGAAACTTCAATAGCTTTCCTTCATCAAATATTGCGCAGGAATTATGAGAAGTTCGCAATCCGCCTTCTTCTTTTCTCATTCCTGTTATTTTAATCGGTCTTTTATTTTCTTCTGCCCATTTATCCGCAATTTCTTTTTTAAGTTTCCTGCAACATTTGTCAGATACTTTAATTTTGAAATCAGGACTAAAATTATATTTTAATTTTTCCGGGCATAAAAAATCTTTCTTTGTTCCCTTCCCTAAATAGTTTAATACAGTTTTCCCCATTCCGCTATTTTGGTAATAACTCACTTTTTGGCTATGTTCCTTGCTTTTGAACGGGTAGCCATATTTTTCAAGCATATTTCTGATATTTTGCTTTGACAAAACTATTTGAATGCGGTAATCTCTCTCTCTCTCTCTCTCGACATACGCAACTATGCTTTTATATTCAATCCCTGTATTTAGATATACTCGCGGGATTTTATTATTTGGTAATGCTTCATCAATCAGATAATGCAAAACTGTTGAATCCTTCCCGCCGGAAAATGATATATAAGCATTATTTTCAAGGTCATATAATTCATTCATTGATTTTATTTTTTGAATTCGGTCCACAAGTAGAAATTCGTTTTCGGTCATTTCTTCCCCCCTACTCAAATATTTTATCATTTATTTTTCCGTCCCATTCGTTCCGGTCTTTTCCCCTGTAACTTTCGCCTTTGAATTCAAGGCATTTGCAACCTTCCCTGAAGCGGTCTACAACAGGGTTTCCCAGATATTCCCCGAATTCTTTTTTCTCCATATTTGAAATTAAAACTGTCGGCTTTTTCATTTCATATCTTTCATTCAAGATTCTAAATAAATATTCCTGTTCCGCAGGGCTTCTGTATCTTCCTACTTCGTCAATTATCATTACAGAAATATCCGCATAATCGTTTATTACTTCTGTCGGATTTTTCTTTGCATTGAAACTTCTTGAATATTCCAATTCGTCTTTTATCTGATAGCTTTTGAAATACTTTGCCCCGCAATATCGGCAGATAATTGCACCGATTAAAGTTTTTCCCGTTCCCGGAACTCCAACAAGCCATAGACTTTTTCCGAACGGATTGGAAATAAACTGTTTTACTGTTTCTAATATTTCTTTCTGTTCCTGGGTCTTACAGATAAAAGACTTAATATCTGCATTCAGATACCTTCGCCCGATTCCGCTCTGCATAATGTTTTTAATCTGCCTTGCTTTCCATTCCTTTTTTCTTTCTTCGATTGCTTCAGGTGTATTGTTTTCTTCTTCCGCCTTTGCGTTCTGGATCGCTTCGAGTTCGTCCCGCAGTTTTTTATCTTCTTCCCAAAATCTCCACATTTCGTTTGTATCGCCTTTGAGATGGTCGAACTTTTCGGATAATTCCGCAAGTTCCTTTTGTACTTCTTCTTCTGCTCTCATTTTTTGCCCCCTTAAAAATCTACATCGCAACCAACGCTATCGCTTGCCGGTCTTCTATTATTTACATATCCGCCATTTTGTGAAGTCGCATTTTTCTTCTCGTATGCTTCAATTCCCCATTTTTTCAAAGCAAGATAATCGCTCTTATATTTATAACCTTTCATTTCCTTAAGTTCTGAAAAGTTTGCTATTACTGCACCTGTTTTCTCACTTCCCAATTCATCAACTAATTTTTGCAATTCTTTATCAGAGAGTAAAACATTAAAATACGTTCCTAATTTGTGTTTTTTTGTTTTTTCGGAATTTATATCTTTCTCTTGTTCTTTCTCTTTCTCTAACTCTTTCTCTGTGTAACATTCGGGTAACATTCGGGTAACATTGTTACTAATCAACTTTTCTTTTGCTCTTTTCTGTCTCATTAATTTTGCTTTATCTGTTTCAGTTCCAACCATTTCGTTTAACTGATTTATAAAGATTTCCCCTGTATCCAATCTGGAAACCAAACCAATTTTGTCGAACAATGCCAAAGCACAACGCACTGTATCAACATCTGTTCTAGTCAATTTCGCAAGCCCTTTTTCATCATAAGGAATAAGCATATTTCCTACATAACGAATTAACTTGCCCTCTGACTTCAAAGCCTTCAAGCAAAGTTTAAGATAGAAAAGGCAATATCTTTCGCCATTTTCCTGGCTTTCAATAAAATCAATTGTATCGTCTTCAAAAAAATCTTCCTGAAGCTTCAACCAATAGAAACGTTTTGTTTCACTCATTTTTGTTTTTCTCCTTGCAGAAATAAAAAAGGTTTATCTCCTGCTCTAGTCGGTAGTGAGCCGAATCCGCCCAATTGCAGTAAAACGGAATTTCTAAAGCAGAAAATAAACCTTTCTTAACCTGCATTGTATTTTAGTGTCGGGGTCACTACTTCCCAACAATTCAGTATTATAAAATAAAGTGTTCACCTTGTAAAGTAAAATTACATTATAGCAATTTTGAATAATGGCAAATCTATTGCATTAAGCAATACCAATAATTCGTTTATCGAATAATCTTCGCAGTTTATAATTTTGTCATAAACAGATTTTGAAAATCCCGATTTCTGAAAAAATAAACCTAAGTTCAAATTCATTTCTTTAATTCTGGACTGTATGCAATTTGAAATCTTTCTTTTCGTAGAGCTTTTATTTTCAACATTATTTTTATCTGCAATACATTCTTTGTATATGTCGTAAACACTTTCTTTTTCTTCCGCAGTAGTATTTTTATCTGCAAACATTGCTTTATTAAGAACACAACAAGCAGTAAGCAATTTATCTTTGTAATGTTCATTACTTGCCATATATCCATAACAATGTATTTCAAGATGTTTTGTTGCAGGCAGATAAACTAGATTCAATTCTGAATTATCAAGTTCAAGATAATTTTCTGCAAAATAAAATCTTGGAATTATATGATGATTATGCCAACCTTCCTTTTTGATAAAATCCCCAGTTTGATATTTTTCTACAAGTTCCCACATCTTTTCAAACCATTCAGATTCCACATCAAAAACTTCACCCAATCTTAATTGAAATATTTTCTTCCTGTCATATCTCAATTTCAAATCTTCGTTTAAAGTTTTAATCTTATGTTCTATCAAAAACTGTCTGCATCTATTTTCAATCGCATCATTAAATCTTATAAACAAACAAGGTCTATTATTTTCTGTTTTCAATGTTTTATTATCTGCGAATAAATCAGTTTTGTTTTTAAGGTTTAATATTGTGTTTTCTGAAACATTAAGAACTTTTGCGACCTGCTTTATTGTCATATATCCGACTGTTTCAACATTAAGACAATTTAGCCTTTCTTCTTTCTTTTCTTTCAGATACGCAACAATAATTTCTTTCTGTTCCTTTTCGTAGAATCTGCAAATCTGCCCGCTTGTTTCCTGTTTTACCAAAACGCAAGGAACATTATTTGCTTTTATGTATTCATCAAAATCTTTTGTTGAATACCCATAACAGATGTCTGCCCTTCCGAACAAACCATTTTCAATTTTCCATTTTTGCAAGTTTTTTACAGTTTCCATAAATCCCCCTTTGGCTTTTCTGTAATACCCTTATTTATACCCATAATGATATATTACCATAAATAATTGATTGTGTATATGGGAAATATGTTTTTAATAAAAATTTGTTTTTTTTGTGATATAATAAAAAACCCGCAGGGAGCATTGCACTCTGAACCTGCGGGAACTTTCGTTTTTACAACTTCAATCAGCAAGGGGGCTAAAAGAAGTGTTGTAAACATAATAAATCATTTTTTTTCTTTAATCAACTTTTCGGCGCGGTCTGCCCAATTTTCCCACTGTTCTACAAGGTGTTCATAATAATTCAGAAGGTCTGCAAGATCGCTTAAACTTTCCGGCTCTTTCTGTTCTACCCTTTCCGGCTTTGGTGGTAACTCTATTTCATTTTCAATTCTGTTCGTTCTGCACCCTTGCATTGTTAAGGGCAATAATATCATTAATAATATTGTGTACTTCTTCATCGGTCTTTGCTTCCTTTATTTTTTCTGCAATTTCTTTTTCTTCCTTCCTGATTTTATCGGAGTTTTTTATATACTCTGATAACTGCCTTACGTTTTCCCTTGCGGAGTTCAATTCATTGTTTAAGCTCTGGATTTCCTTTTTGTTTTTCTGAATCATTTTGATTAATGAATAAATCACCGCGCCCATTATTACAATGATTGCAAACATTACAAGAATAATTGTTAAGGTGTTCATTCGCTCCCCTTCTTGAATTTATCAAGGGCAGTATTAATTGAAATATCGCCAAATATTGCAGACATAGTTCCTGCAACCATACAAATTTCGTAAATCGTTGCATTCGTAAAAATATTCAACCATTTCAAAACTGAACAAACCACCAGAAATGCAATTGCAACAATTTTGACAATTAAAGAAACTTTCTTTGCTTTAAGCTCTTTTCCTTCTTTTGTTTCTTCTGCCATATTTTACCCCCTTTTTCGCAGAAATCCTAACATATTATTTTTTTCTCTTAATGTAATTTCCGCGCCTTCCTGACTGAATCCATTTTGTTCAAATACAATTAAATCATTATTGATCGCACCCAGATAGATTGCAACGTGTCCGTATTTATTTGTTGGTGTAGAATCCCAGATTACAACATCGCCAGGAATAAGCCCCTTTTTTGTTTCCCTGATAAAATACTTTTTTTCAATTGGCATTTTCTGATAATCGTTAAATAAATCTTTTGCCCCGCCGGAACTCGAACAAGCCCCCGTATGCTCTGGAATCCCTAAGCATTCTTTTGCATACTGTCTGAACAAGTCCACGCACTGCGCTCCATAAACTCCGTCAAAATCAACTTTCTTTTTGTTGTATTTTTTTACGAAATCTTCAAGCAACATTTAAGCCCCCTATTTTATAAATGAAATTATAAGCCCCACACCTTCACCGATTAAACCGATTAAAAGTGCGATAAACTTCCCCATATACTTTTTTTCTGTTTCTGCAATCGCAAGCTTGATTTTCATATCAACGCTTTCGTTCACTTTTTTAACAATCAAATCGGGCATTTCTTTAATGTCCTGTTTGATTTCCTTTATGTCGCATTCCATAGCTGAAATCTTTGCTTCTTGTACTTCATCATTCATATTTGCCACCCCGCTTTTCTGTTGCAGAACTGCGATGCCCAACTTAAAATTTGACTTGTAAGCCAATCCCCCGCAAACAGTATAAGCCTTTTTATTTTTCCTTGTCAAATATTTCTGCACAGGGTAAATATTACTTCTAGAGTTTGCCATTGGTATACCTCTAGTTATTAGTATAAAAAAGTATACTTGCTATAATATGTTGCAAGAGCGACTTATTTTGCTAAAAATTAATTATCGCCTAGATATATATTTACTCTCGAATATTCCGTAAGTATCAAGATAAAAAGCAACAACGGCACCTTTTGAAATAAAAATACCGCATCCATAGTCAGAATGACGAAAGCCCCACCAAGCACCTTCTTCTCCTGTCATAGAACTACCCTTAAACTCTGCATATTGTGCAGTATTATTAAATTGTGTTTTAATCACATTTTGCACACTCTCACTAGGATAACTTGAAGTCGTATTATAAACACTTAATTGATTAGACAAAACATTTCCAAGATATGCCACTGCATTAGAGGTAACAGAATGCATATTACCGCTAGTTACTGTGTCTACGGGTTGAAGAGAAGTTGCACCATCACTTGTCAAAGGTTGATAATTTCCCGCTTGAATTGTATTTGTCGCAGTTGCCGATTGGCTTGTAATATTTCCGTTTTCATCAACATAAATAATAGCAACATAAGTTCCGCTATTCATCACTAAATCTGTTGCACCTTCTTTGCCTGTTGTCAAGGTAAGGTTTCCACCGCCTAACTGCTTAAAATAAACGTGGTAGGTTTTTGCACCTGTCTTTTCATTATCAAGATATAATTTGAATGTGCTTCCACCGCTTGCACAATTTCCGATAAATCCGATTGTGTTGTAAGTAACATCTGCCTTTGGCATTTCTGTATCAGTCGGGATTGTATACCAACGGATTGAATCTGTAGAACTTGACTTGTTACTTGCTGACTGAATCTTACGCAACATCAATTGCAATTGGTCTGAATGTGTCGGTTGAGGTTTCCCGAATGTGAACTGAATGTCATAAGCACCAAACTCCCAATGCTCTGTAACTGAAAGTATCTGCACTACTGCTGATTTTCCGCTGAAAGCAACAGTTATCCAATCGCCAACATTATACTGCTCTTTGTAAACGTAAGGACTTTTCGCCAATCCGTTTCCGCTCATTAAAACAGTCTGACCGTACTGCGTCAGCATAGATAAGGCTTCTGCTTCATACTCGCTTTCAACGGTCATCTGTGACTGATTATCCCAACTTTCGAATCTATCCAATCCGCTCGGAGTTCCGTTTTCACCTTCGTAAATATCCCTGTCGTCATTCTGACCTTTTCCGCCAACGTACACTGCATTACTGAAAGAATCTGAACTGTCTGAAAACTCACCGTTTGAAAGACTGTCGTAACTTGTGTCAAATCTTACAGTCTGACTTTTGTCTGCTCCGTTGTAACATTCAAGGGAAAGTGTACTGCCATTGAACTTGATTCTCCACCCGATTTCAGTTTGAGTTGCGATTGTCTTACAGACTTCATAAAGATTTGTGAACTGCTCTGACACGGAATAAACTTTTCCAATTGCGTCTGCTTCCTGCGGAATAACGTTTTCAATCGGCAACTGTCTTTTTGCTTCTGCTCCGCTTCCGCATTGGTCTTTAATCAGATTGCGTAAACACAACTCACCCTTTGCGGTCATAACCCACAAACCGTTTGAGTTCGTATTTTTAATGACCCTACGCTTCAAAATATATCTTGCGTCATAACCTGTAATTGTGCGAATCTGACTGCCTTTGCCCTCTTCCCCGATTGTATCTGAAACAGTAATAATTTCACCGAAGTCATACGAATCGTTTCCAAACTGTATGAACAGTCCACGCTCAAACTTCAACGCATTCGGGATATTGTAATTGATAGTTATAGTGAACGTTCCTGCTTCGTACAGGTTGCGTTCAATGCTGACCTCTTGGTAATCATCAACAATTGCCTTTAATACAAAAGCATTGTTTTCGAAAGCGAATAATTTCAACTGCGGTTTTTCTTTGTAACTCATTTTTCCCTACCTGCTAGAAAGCCATATCAGACCTGCAATCCCTATGGATATTATGATTATACTAAGTGCTAACATATTATACCCCGATATACTTAGGACTGTAAATCAGACTTAACATCATTGATGAAGTGCCCTCATATCCAAATACAAGGTTGTTGTCGCCCACGTCAAGTTTAAGCGTCATATCCTGCACTTGATTGATAATCGAACTGCCTTCGGCAAAATCTACTGTTCCATTGAATCCCCAAACTCCAACAAATCTCGGTTGCTGATTCTTGACAAAAGCATAGGTGAGATATTGAGAGTTGAGAAGTTCTGTAACGTAGTCGTCTATGATTCCTAAGAAACCTCGGTTGGTAATCAGCAGAACTTCATTCAGTTTTTCAAAATATCCCAAGTCATAGAACGTTGTAACTTGGTCGGTCAATTCGTAAATCTTCTTTGTCTGCTCGGTGTTGTGGTCGTATTTATAAATTGACTTTGGACTTGTGGTAAATCCGATAATATCTCCATTTGAAAGAGGGTAGATTTTGTCGAGAGTTGGATAAACGTCTATTGACTGAACTTCATTGAAGTTTTCATCAAGGACTTTTACATAACCATTGGTAAGGCAGATATACAGTTTGTTATTTAATACCTTACAATCTTTGATTTCACGATATTCTTCTTCCCACATAACATTATAATTGTCATTATAAATACTGTTAGAAGATGACATATAAATATTATCATTAAAATTGAATAAGCAAGTAATATTGCCTGTGTACTGTGGAACTTTTACAAGAATCCAATCATCAGTAAGGATTCCCCATTCCTCACCGTCTGATGATAAAACAGAATCGTTAGTTGGTAGTGATAAAATATAATTTCCTAAATAATCATAAGAAACTCTTCTTATCTCTGTAAAGTTGTTATCACATATACTCCAATACGAATCACCCTCATTTGGAATCAAAATTGCAACATATCCTTTTAGTTTTAATATAACACTTCCTTCGTGAGCAGTGCCATTGTAATAAGCATAGGTCGAACCGTTGCGACCTAAGTAAGTATATACAAACTGATTGCCTACATCAAAAGCAGTCATATATAACTGCATATCTTCATAAAGTCCTTCAACCATTTTTGTAAGAGTAACAGTTGTGCCTTCTACGCTGATATGAATAACACAACGCTTTGCGTCTGATTCACCATTATTAATATAACCGCCAATGTATGGTGCATTTGAAACATAGTTAACTTCAAGTGCAAGATAATCTTCATCTGTTACAAAAGTCGGAATTATAAAATCTTCCTGCTGACTATCCCACATTACCAAAAGAGGTAAGGATTGGTCATTATGTTTCGCTAAGGTTATTAATATTTTATTATCAACAACTCTTGTCGATATGAACATTTGAGTGAACATTTGAGAAAGTTCTGAAAGTGCAGTTGTTTTTTCAGTCCAAGTTTCACCTGCATTAGTAGTATAATACAAAATTGAATTTGCATTGTTTTGTGATAATATAAAAATTGTTGTGCTTCCATTACTTACAGAATTAGTATTGTATGTATTCCAATCAGAATTAAGTTCGTATATTTTTGTAATATTATAAGACAACAAACTGTCAGCACTGCAAATCCAATATTCATTATTTCCAAAATTACCAATAAAGAAAAACTTCTCTGCTTCTGTGTTATAAGTTACCCAATACTTACCAACAATTTTTGGCTTTTTAGTGAAGTGGATTCCGTCTGATGATTCGTATAAATTATCACTGTCAGATATGCCTAACAAAACGTGAGTGTTATCGCTTTCGATATGAGTAAAGATTCCAATTCCGCTTTCAGAATATACCTGCTCCCATACGTTGAAATCTGAACTTGTATAGATTGCGTCTTGGCTTCCTGCAACGTATTTTCCTAGAAAATCGACATATTTACAACAAGTGAGGTTAGTGTTGTTCTGCGAGATAATTTCCAATTCAGTTTCGTTTTTTATCTGTGCGATTCCACTGTCAATGACAAGTTGAACTGTTTCAAAAATCTTGCTGAAAAAGGCATAAGAAACAATTCCGTCTGTATGAGTATTAATTACAACCTTTGTATCATCGCTCTTGATTTCTGCAAGAAATCCGCTATAACCACCAAAATAATAACTGTCTGTGTATGGGTTATGACAAAACTCATTCAGCATTGCACTTGCATTAAGTGGAATATCTGTCCAAGTTCCGTTTTCGTTGTACTGTGCAAATCCGCTTGCTCCGACAACTGCATAACCGTTTTTGTATGGAGCAACGCATTTCAAGACTTTATTTCCTGCGTTTGTTGGAATTACGGTATTCTGTGTCAAGTTCACAAGTAAACCCATTGCTCCACAACAAAGAACGTCATTTCCAACGTCAGCAAAACAATAAATCTGATACTCTGTGGTAGTTACCAAAACAGGTGTTGCGTCAAAACTATCAAGGGAATAGATTCCGCTAGTAGTATAACTTTCATAGTAAATCTTCTGCTTGTTTTTAGAATAAAAGATTCTGCTTGCATTTATGTCTGTTCGTTCAACATAATCTCCGTTTTCTTTTATCATTCCGATAAAGGTTGAATCACAAACATACACATTCTTTCCGTCAGAGGTAATATCACTTACAGTTGAAAACTGCTTCACGTTTTCCACGGTTTTAAAGTCAGAAGTTTTTAAAATGCAGTTACTTGCTATTGTGTATTGAGCGTAATCAGTTTCAACGGTCTTTCCGCCTGCAAGAAAACTGATATACTGCTTTGTAAGTCTTGCGTCTTTCTGACCCATTCCTAGCGTAGCATTAATATCTTTTACTGCTCCGCTGATTTTCAACTGTGTATTGTTTGTAAGGTTTTTTATGCTGACATTCGACCCTTCACCCCAAACATAAATATCTGTCGGGCTGATTGCAACATCACCCTCATTTCTAACTTTGAAGATTCCACCCGACAAAATGCTGACAGACTTTTGCTCCAAATCTTCCCAATATGGCTCACACGCAACCCAAGTCAAACTTGCCTTTGGTGTTCCGCTATCGTTACTGTTATGAGTTTCAAACAGAGGAACTTCTGCAATACACTTGATTCTTTTGCTGATGAAATCATTGGTATAAATCAGATAACCTTCACCAAGTTTCGGATTTAAAATATGAATAAGTTCCCTTCGGTATTTGTAACGGTTTTCGAGATTGTTATTATCTTGAATCGCAAGTGTTACGGTGATTTCCCTCTGCTCCAATAAAGCGTCAAGGAAAACTCCACCGTCTTGAAATGGCACTTGCTGACTTTGGATATTAAGAGAAGTGTTTGCGAAGCCTTCCCAATTTGTAATTCCGTATGGTGCTTTTGTCAAATCGACTGAATCTCCGAGTGAGTTCTTCCAAACTAATTTCTGCATTTTCTATACCTCTCTTAAATTATGCCGTTTATAGCCATTTGTCTGTTGTACTGTTTCAACTGATTCATCATAGCATAAGCGGAAGTGTCTTTTACGTTGTTGAATGTTATGCTCTGATTGATAGTTTTTCCACCTGCGTCAGACAAAAGTTTTTGAGTGTTGCGGTTGTTGATGACTTGTTCACCACCTCTGAAACGTACCAATTCGGGTCCTGCTTCACCGACAACTGACAATCCTGCAGGTGCGTTATTTGTTCCCTTTGCCCACCAACCGAAAATATGACCTAAATAAGAAACTCCACCTGTTGCCAATCCTAAACCAATATCGCCCGCGGTATTTCCTGTAACACTACCTGCACCGCCCGAAAGTGATGCAAGCCCGCCCGAAAATACATCTGCAACTATTTGTGTGAGAACTTCACCCAATGTTTTTAATGCATCTACCCAGAAATCCCAAGTAAATATTCTTTCAAATAACCCCTTGAAAATCTGCCCGATTCCTTTTGCAAGTCCGCTTACAATCTGCCCTATACACTTAGGAATTGCATCTGCTAACCCATTTACAAGTGCCATTATTATTTCGGGCAATCTTGGTGCAAGTGCAACTATGATATTTACAATCAACTGCACAATAGAACCAATAATGCGGGGCAGATTATCCATTATTGAATTTGTCATTTCAATTATTGCATTGATAATAGAATCTATGAATTCTTGATTCTTGAAAGCATCCGCAACCGCTTGAATAACTGCACCAATAATTTTTAATACCGCATTAATCAACTTTGGCAAGGTGTTATTTGCACTTGTCATACTTTCCGCAAGGAAATCCGCAAAATCGTCTGTATGCTTTGCCAATGAATCTGCAAGTTTATCAAGGTTTTTTGAAATCAGTTTTTCAAGTGCTTTCTGAATCTTGACTATAAGCTTTAATAATTTATTCAAGCCTTCATCAGAATCTAACCAATCCATTAAAGCATCAATAACACCATCTGTTAATTCTTCAATGATAATTACTAAATCTTCAACCATCTGCGGAAGGTTATCAACGATAATATTTAAAATGCCCCTTATAATCTGTCTTATATCTTCTGCCTTTACTGCCTTTCTTACACTCTTAATTAATACCCCTATGCTTTCAAAAACACTTGCAAAGAAGTTCGGTGTTTTCGGCAGGGTTTCCACAAAGAATGTTAAAATTGAATCTTCAAACTTCAAGATATTATTCAGGACTTCATCGGGTTTGAATTCAAACAGTTTCGACAGGAAACCACCAACCCCGCTAAATATGCTTTTAATCTTGCTTACAACTTTCGAGAAAGTATCTGTCATTTTTTTAGAAACTTCCTGCATTATATTTGCAACGTTTTTTAATGTTTCCTGTAATGCAGTTTTTGTTTCCTTGATTTCTTCTTTATTTTTCTTCGCCTTATATTTTCCCAGATCGTCATAAATCTTTTTTACTTCGTTGTCGTAATACTGATTAATGGCAATTTTGGCATCCGCAGTTACATTTTCACCCTTTAAGGCTTCTTCCCTTTCCTGTTCAATCTGTTGCAGTTTAAGGGCAAGTATCTTTTCGTTGTAGTATCTTTCAACTTCATAAGTTGCTTCGCCCCTTTCTTCTGCACCTGCAACCGCAGATTCTTTTTCATTTTCGAGAATGCTAATCTGTTGACTTAAAATCTTATCTTGCCATTGCTTTTCATTTTGCAGGGCTTTTTCCTTTGCCTTTGCAAGTTCTTCGGCATCCTTTTTTCTCTGTTCTGCAAGTGCCTTTTCTTTTGCAAGCCTTTCTGCTTCTGCCCTTGCTCTTTTGGCTTCTGCTTCTGCATTGGCTCTTTCTTGGTCTGCTTCAAGTTCTTTATTTCGCAACATCTGTTTTACTGTTGCTAATATTCTTTCTTCGCCCTGTGTCCTTTCTTTCTGTCGTTCAAGTGTCTTTTGTAATGTCGCTAATTCAGAATCATTGAGATATGATAATTCTTCCCGAACATATCTGAAATCACCAAGCACATCTTCAACTTTTAATTTATTTGCTTTTGCAACTGTCCTTGCATTGCTATATATGTTTTCAACTAATTGTTTTCCGATAATTTTTACATCGAGATAATCATTAAATTTTGTTATAACCGCAATTCCCTTTTCATAGAATCCCGCCCAAAACTTATTCCACATATCACTAGAAGGCAGGGTGAATTGTCCTAATGCTTCCTTGAAATCACCTTTAATATTTTGTAACTGTTTTGAAGTGTCCGCAGTTGCAGAAGAAAGCCCCTTGAACTTTTCGCCAAGTATTTCAATGGCTTTTCCCTGTCTTAATTCTTCTTCGGTCAAGCCTTTTAATTCTGCGTTCTGTTGTCCTAATCGACCTATAGAACCATTGAGAGTTGCATTTAATTGAGTTATGGCAGTATCAAGAGAAATCCCCATTCCCGCAGACATATCCATTGCAACTGCCATTATCTGCATTGTTTCGCTTTCAGTTCTTCCCAATGAAACTAAATTAGTCATCATAGGAATTAACTGTTCATCACCATAATTTGAAACTTTCTGCATTTCAGATGCAAATTCTTTCAAGGCTTTTGATGAAGAACCTGTAATAAACGGATTGTTAGCAATCGCAGTATCTAATGCCCTTTCGGCTATAACCTGCCCTTTGTATGCTTCAGTACATTCATTGATGGCTTTTCCCATCTGTTGTGCAAACTTAATTACTGTTGAAAGTGAACTTGTTAAACCACTCATTGCAAGGGTAACATTTGCAATAGAACCTATAAGCCCTTTTTTACCCAATCGGTTGATGTTATCGGCAAGCTTATTAGAAAAGCCCTTTAATGACTTTTCCGCTTTGTTCATTCCTTTTTCAAAATTACTAACATCTGCGGTAACTTTTGTTTTTACTGAATAATCTTCGCTTGCCATTTTTTCCACCTTCCTATAATAAACCTCTCAAGGCATTTTCGCTTATTGGTACATCTCTACCAGGTACAGGACCTTTTTTTTCTTCCATCTCGTCCGGGTCTTTTCCCCATACCATACAAGCAGTATAAACCGCAAGGTTTTTTATTTTCGCTCTTTCTATTTCTTTCTTTTGGTCTATTAAAGCAATTATTTTTCGTGGAGTGGATTCCCAAAAGTAATCCTCACTCAACCCCATCAACAGACATTCTGTAATAAGGTATGAGTAAGGGAATTCATTTATTTCGCTTCCTTCCCCGCTTTTTTTTCGTCTTCAGGTAATGAACCATACAACGCTTCGGCAAATTTATTACTGATATACTCAATATCTCCAAATCCGAATTCATCAAGTACGCTATCTTCTTCAACCCCTTCTTTGTCTACAAGTCCGATATAAATAAGGTGCGGTAAAGTTTCAAAAGGTTTTTCCTCTACTTCCTTCTGTAACTTTATAATGTTTTTAATTCCGCCATATTCTCTTTCCAGAATAGCCCAGGCTTTGAAGCCAAATCTAAGTTCCCTTTCCTTTCCTTTGATTTTGATTAATACTTTTTTAGAATCAACCTTTTCAAGTTCTTTAGCCATTTTCTTTTTCCCCCTTATATGAAAAATGCCCCGCAAGGTGTTTTCAGTTTACACCAAACGGGGCAATTACGCAACGTAAAAAAATTAAAGGCTAGAATCAATCATAGGTGTTGCACCTACTCCGCTATTGTCCTTCAATCCGTTTGTTACGAATGCAGTTGTTGGTGTTCCTGCTCCCGATGGTGTGAATTCGATTTCATCACCATTTACAGAATAAGAACCTGCCATCAATGCACCAAGTGCGTCAAGAACTCCGATTGTCTGTCCGTTTACAACTGAACCGGCAACAAATACAAAATCCTCTGTACTTGCTTTTGCGCCTGTGAATGTAACCTTTCCGCCTGAAAGAGAAGCAGTTACAGTCAATGCAGTTAAATCGGCATTTACCGAAGTAACAGGTGCATTGAACCAATTTGTAATAACACTTGCAGGTGTTTCATCATCATCACTTCTTGCGTGAGAACAAATAACACCATTTGCAATTGTCTGTGCAAACTGTGCAGTAAGGTTGATATGACCGAATTCAATTGATTCAGTCTTTGTACTTCCGCCTGTCTCTGGTACAGAGAATTTACCTTTTGCATACCAGAAATACTGATAACGTTTTTCTCCGTCCTTTTCTCCCGCAATCCATACGCGGAAACCAACCGCAAAATATGGACTCTGGTCGAGTGGGGTTTCGATTGTAACTCCGTTGACTTTTGCCTGTCCGAGCATCTGTGCAAGAACTGTTGGGTCAACGTCAATCAGCTCAAGATTCATTTCAGTATTACCACGATTATTTGTAACGAAAAATACTCCGTTATCGCCATAATCAGTAGCAACATCCGAGTTTGGGTTTACGGTTGCATTTACTGCACCTTTAAGGGCAATAGGTGTATCGTAAACAATTCCATTTGCGTCATCGCTAATTACTTTAGCA